GTGTATATTATAACACACTAGATTTATAATGTAAACTATATTTTCTCGCCAGGTTCAAAACCTCTGAACCCTTTAAACCTTGGGAATCGCAGACTATATACATCTGAATCCTCTGGTTTGGTTATAACATCGGCTCGTATTTCTACAAGTAGTCCCAGATAATCCTGAGGGTTATTCCAAATAGAGTCCCTATCATCATCACTGAGGCCAGAACCAACATTAACTTTAATGCGTTTACCCATCTCGATACCCTCACAAACGAGAGCTCCAAGTTTTCCAGCGTTTTTTCCTGTTCCTTCTTCAACATCTTTTAACTCCAATGTTACTTCTATAAAGGGTTTCAATTTCAACCATGCGTCCGTTCTCTTTGTTTTGTATAAACCATCAGAGGGTTTAACCATTAAACCTTCAAACCCTTCTTGAGCTGCATGAGCTGCTTTCTCTGTAAATTGGGCGGAGTCCAATTCATTGTCCATATCCAATACATCATAATTAACACTATGGACCGACTTATTCCAAAATAAATCAGCATCTCCACGGAATAATTTATCCAGTTTTTTCTTTCTTTCTAATTGTGGAATATCACTACCACCAGCCTTAAATTCTTCAACAGTTAAAATGTCAAATACTGCAAAATATTCGTCCATTTCTTCTTCTTTCCAACCATGCTTTGAATTTATCTTTTTCATAAGGAGTTGGAAATCTTTACCCATTAACTCGCCATCTAGTACATATCCATTATAATATTCTTTACCCAATGCCTTATTAATATGTGGAACATTCTCAAAGACACGACCAGAGCGAGAATATAAGGTACATTCATTGTTTTCTATTATAGCCAGACATCGGACTCCGTCAAATTTATACTCGACAACTTGTTGACCAGTTATCTTTTCTTGCATGTTTGTGCCATCTTTGGCCAACATACAGCCGAAAATGGGAATAAATCCCTTACCATAAACCTTATTAACTGTCTTTTCTGATATACCACATTTTAAATCTTTAAGTAGGATTCTACGATACCAAAAATTCCATTCGTCTAATGTTTCACATCTAGCAATCATACCAGCGACAGCATCTTTGGCGTTATTACCCGTGAGTTCTCTCTTTGCAAAGTGACCACAACATGCTTTGAAATCATGAATGGTTAATAGTGTATCTCCAGTTTGTTGTATATCCCAACCATCAACTTGATAATGAACTTCTGGCCATGGTTCACTACCAACCTTTTCTGGAATTTGTTTAATACCAAAAGTAGTCATGGGGTCCAAAGCAAGTTGCACTCCAAGTTTAAAATCTTTGTTACGCCAATTGTCTTTTAAAATCTTTTCTTTTTCTAGGCGAGAGCTAGTTGATTCTAGCTGTTGAATAATTTCCCATGGTTTCATATTATACTCCGTGAGTCATGTGCTCATAACTATCTGGACAAGTATCCAATGGGTCGCCACAAGAACAGAGTTCCTCTTCTTCTTTGGTCGGCGCTCCGCACATTGACCTTACTTGATCCTCGGTAAGTGTTTGCACACCATTAACGATTGATTGTTCTGCTAATAATTTAAAATGATTCATAATATACTCCTTAAAATGTTGGGGACTTTTTCATTTCCCCGTGGGAGTTCGGACCCCAACCCCAAACACTTTCTATTCCGACTGCTGGTGCCGACATGTTTATTTATTGAACCCAAACATGATGGTATTTTGAGGGCATGTTCTCGCAAGAGTACTTAGTGTCCTCGGTATAATTGATAACTTTTACACATTCTCCAGTAGAATGGCTCATTTGTACTTCTGGCATTGACAGATTCCAGTTGATTCCAAGACCAAGTAATCCACCGATTGATGCACCTACTAATACTGCGGTTAATTTTTTCATTACCCTACCTCCGGCCATTCGTTAAATCTTTTATTTACAAGTTTCTCAATAACAACTTCTCTATCAGTGAAAGCAACTCTTTCATCGAAGGAATCACAGACACCTGCGTTCATGCCACCTTCAAGTTCATGTAGAATAGAACTAGTTGGCATTTCATTGACCTCCTCGAATATCCTTTCGAGAATTTGTGTGTTTATTTCATTTGACATATTAACTCCTTTATTCACTTTATGTAGCCATTATAACACATATAGCTCAAATGTAAACACTTTTTTTAAAAAAATACCAGATTTTTTATATCTTTTTGTTATATGACATCGTCCACAGGGAACAATTTGTATATAACCTCTGCGCAGGCCTTGGCAATGTCAATATGTTCTTTCTGAGTACCATTCGCACTTCTTAAATCCATATAGTGAATCCATGAGCGTAGTGTACCATTAACATACATTCTTGACTTGGTTAATCCCTCTGGTAATACAGCACGGGCTTGTTCTTTGGCAATTCCAGCCTCTACAGCCCATTGATATGCCTGTTTACAACGCTCTATAATGACTTCTTGGTATGATTCCCAAACATAATTAATGGAATCCTCCATAGGAATCTCAATAGAGTTTTGCCTGTTCTTAGTATCCTGTAATCTAGCTTCTCTAGTTACGAATGAGAGGTCTTCGGTAGGGTCAGCATAGCGCTGACTAAATTCTTGGAAAGTGAAAGACCGATGCCGTAATATTTGTCTAGCAATATCACGGGTCGTTTCTATCTCCAAACACACTGATACCATTTCTAATGGTGACCAGTGCTTATGTTTGATAAGATATTTAACCAACTTCTCAGCGGTCTGTTCATTGTTTTGATTACCAGGGTTTGATACTCTGGCACAATATGCAACCAGCTGGAGAAGGTCATTTGTTAATTCAGACCCTTCCGCTGGTTGACTATATGATATAAGTTTCACATTAAACATTGAATATTATTTAGCCTTTTTTCACTAGTGTATAAATTCCCCAGAGTAATCCGGCCCATGCAAGTAGTTTTGCCAGTCCACCAAAAAGTATTACTGAACCACAAGCTACTATAAGACCAATACCATCAAGTGTAGTTCTTTCGACTACTCTCTCGAGCATCCAGTCTTTTGCTTTAAGTAATATATCCATAAGTTTTTCTCCTATATTTTGAATTCCGCAAAGGTGTCCTTACTTTCTCGGTCACCCCATGTTGCGATTGGTTTATCGGGAATAGGTTCTGCCATGAGATCCTGTTGCGCCGATTCTTCTACATCATATAATTTCATGCGGGAACGATCAATACCAACTACGAACCTACGATACTTGGTTGGATCGTTATATCTATTTTTCAATTGTTTTACCATAATCTGGCCGAGTTCCTCTAGTTCCTCTGTTGAAATAAGAGCAAACATGAGGTCTGCCGTTGCAGGTAAACCAAATGATTCCGATGTATCTTCAAGCCCAACATCTGTATTTCCGAAACCGGAGCGAGTTGTTTGGGTTGCCGACATAATCGGTACATTAAACTCGACAGCAAGACCACGAAGTTCTTCCGCAATAGCCTTGATGTACGAGTAACTATTTATACTTCCGCCCAAGCCTTTCATACGGCTAGAGGCACAAATATTCAAGTAGTCTATGTATATAATATCTGGCTTGAAATTCTTTTTCATCTTGAGCTCATTTAATAAGGCCCTAAAGTGACCTGTATGAGCCGCGCCAGTTGGGTATTCTTTGATAATTAATTTACCAATAGATGATTTTGCGATACCAGCAATCTTATCGGTAAATACATTTTCGGGTAACCTTTCTAATTGCTCAATAGGTAAATCCATAAGGTTTGCATCGATACGTTCAGCAATCCTTTCTTCTGCCATTTCCATAGTAACATATAATACATTCTTACCTTGTTGTAAGATTGACGCAGCACAATGGCACATGAATAAAGATTTACCCACACCAGTTCCGGCCAGAGCAATATNNTTTATTAAAGTAATCCAAGTCAAACGCAATTCTATCTTCTTTCGTATTATAGAACTCGAAACGCTGTTCTGAATTATCTATGTAATCGTGACCAATAGCCTGGTCAAAGGAAACACCTAAGGCATCTGATAGAATTTCAGGTATTGCACCTTCGGTTTTATTGGCTTGTTTACCATCAATGATTTGGATTGAATCCATGATAGCATTATAAACAGCTCTATCACGGCACCATTTCTCAGATTCTTTAATTAGGTAATCGGTATCAACATCAGACTTGGTAACAATTTTATTAATCAACTCATTCGCATTATTTAGAATATCCTCAGAAGCATTGAGTTTTCTTAATTCAAGCTGTAATACTTTAGCCGTTGGGAGTTTATTAGTCTTTTGTACAAACCCAACGATTAAGTCAAAGACAGTCCTGTGTGGACCATCAAAATATTCATTTTTAATGTATGGTATTACCCTACGACAATATTCCTCATTATTCAGTAGATGATTCAGTATGTGCGTCGGTAGTTGATTCGATATTTCCAATTTTTGCCTCTTTGTTCGCCAGACTATCTTCAATTACATATTGTAAAATAGCCCCTAAATAATTATTAAAGTCCTCATCACTTTGTAGAAATTCAACATCAAAGTCTGCTGGGTCTTGAATTGCATAGTTAAACGCAAGTCTTGCTTCATCGTTTTCTTTATCTTCAACGATAGAGACCTTACCATAAATTACAATGATGTTTTTATATTTACCAGTAAGGAGTTTGACACCATAAAACTCGGCAAACTCCCCACTTGCATCATTTTCTACAAGAGTGTAATCTTTACTTGTTATATTATAACTCATTTTACTCCTCTTGTAAAGTGCTTTCTAANNTAATGAGACTTTAAGAAGGCTGTGAAATCGCTTTCTTTAAAGATTGGGTCCCAAAACTCTTTTGTAAGAGTATCTTTTTCTCTGACTTTGGAATCCATAACTTCGCCTGTTTCTCTATCCACTCTTGCATACCAACCCATAGAAGGTTTGGCCACATAACCACCAGCAAGTGCAACTTCAAGTAGACCTGAATAAGGTTCGATACCACCTTCCCATGATACACTAATAGGTACTTTGGATTTTTCTTTTACAAACCTTGATTTTTCTACATTAATTACAAAGTTATAACCTTTGATTTCGGTACCTTTCTTTACTTGTTGACGACCAAGAATCCAAATATTATCGGCTGAGTAATAGATACCCGTGCCGCCTGATACGATTGCTTTAGGGAATAAACCCATTTCTTGGTAAGTGTGATTAACGGCGAGTAAAGGGATATTCTTCATAGTTAAATAAGGAGTGACCATTCGGAATAGTCCCTTCAACGCCTTAGCTCTTGACATATCGGCAACTGACTTTTCATTCAACGCATCTTCTAGCTCTTTCTTAGATGCAAGGTTACCAATAGAGTCGATTACAATAATTACTTTATCGCCTCTGTCAATGTTTTCAAGTTGACCAACTAGATCGAATTTGAGTTGTTCAACATCTGTAATCGGTGTATGCAATACTCTTGTTGTATCAATACCAAAGGATTCAAAATAGGATTGTGGTGAACCAAACTCTGAATCATAGAATAACAACACTGCATCACTATGTTCTTTTAGATAAGCACCAGCCATAAGTAAAGCAAAACTTGTTTTAAAGTGTTTACTTGGCCCTGCCAATACAGTTAATCCAGATGATAAACCACCATCAACATCGCCTGATAAAGCAACATTAATCATTGGAACATCTGTCTTAACAAAGTCCTTCTCAGTAAAGAATACAGAATCTTGGAGAACTTCTGTTCCCTTGACCTTACTATTCTTTTTTA